TTCTGCTGGTCCAACAGGATAATAATGTTGTACTCTTATACCGCCTGATGTTGTTGCACCAGATCCTGATTCGTTTGAGGACATTGTAATTGTAATCGTAGTTGACGATGGCACACTTGTTACCATAAATTTATTATCATCAAAGTCAGATGAGCTATAATTAGAATTAGTTATAGTAGAAAAATTATCTAAAAGAACAATATCTTTTTCTCCTATACCGTGAGCCCCACTAAAAGTTATTGTAACAACTGCTGATCCGTTAGTCGTGGTAAATGCACTTGTAAGAGTTGTTGTAGTTTTAATTGGATGTATGTCATAAAACACACCACC